ATTTGATAAAGAATGCAACTTTACTCTGAAAGTCGGAGTAGTCATAGTTGGCAACGGCATAATTTAGTCCTTCATTAATTAAACTGGTATTACAAACCATCTTTTATATGTAAATGTCACTGGTAATCTAATAGGCTGTGTGTTACTATTAGACATTTGAATGGGTGCAATCGATCTTGGAAATACATCTTCTATTTCCCATTTGGCAACGACTTCATCTTTATTATTCAAGGCAGTTACTATCATGCCTCCATAATATTTGTTCGGGAAAGCAATTTCACGGGTTCTCTTATTGATAATTCCGCGCATCCAATCTCCGAAAAAGTCTTTTGCTGCCCATGTCGCATCAACTAAAAACGTAAAGGTAATTGAGTCCCCACCAAAATCAATGGCGCTGGCACGTTGTTCATTTAAATTGTTGATTCTAACTGGTCTAGTTCCAAGGAGTATCCCTGGAATCATAGCATCTTCTACAAATAGAGACAGATGATTGGCTGAACGACCGGCAGATGTTAAGTGTGTGGCCATTCTTTGTCCGCCTGGCACTCTTTTACCATCGTCGCCCATTAAATTTTGCGGAGGAATTATTTGTACCTCAAATCTATGCGAACGAGCAAAATCTCTTTTTCTCGTCTCCGCGCGGAAATTTGCCAAGCTATTGTGTGCTTGCTCCATTAAATCTTGCTCCTAGTATCTCTGAAAACGGATTCTTTAGTTGCACCAACAAACGCTTCAACTGGTAAGAATATCGCTGCCTTCCAATCGGCAGGATTAATTTTCATGAATTGCGACCTTACATGCGTGGTCAAATAATGTTTGATGCAAGGTTTAATTTCGGCTGCTGTTTGTAGACTATTTAAAAGATTATATGACAAGCGCATTTTGCTGGTTGGGGTAAGCGTCTTGGAATCCGCAAAGTTCATCAATTCACCCAAAACTTTTGCTCTTAACAGGTAAGGCAAATAGTGAACGTTAATACCATAGAAGCCGCCTTTAGCTGGACCGAACGGCAATACCAAGGGAAAGGTATCATAGAAAGGAAGTTGGGCTTTTAACTTTGGATCATAGAAATACATATACATCGCGCCAATCTCTACTTTACTAGTAAGACTGCCGATATCAGATTGCATCACTGTGTTTCCAGAAACTCTTGCACCAACTAAGCCTCTGACATTGCGCATATACCAGTCAATGGACTTCTGTCCATCTCCTACTTGCGCACGAAGTTTCTGAAAGGCGTTATTTGATGGCATTAACGGCCCTGACCTCTATACTTTTTAAAATTGCGGCGCTTATGCTTGTTCATCGTGCTTAGTTTCACACCCTTGCGGCGAGGCGCAAATACTGTCTTTGAATTTCCTGCTGCTTTAGCCATCATTTAATCTCCTTAGTCTATATTTATGCTTTAATTCCAAGTTCTTTCTCGGTTAATATAAGAAATTCCCATCCATTATCTTTACAAAATTCAGTTGCATATTTCCATTTGGCTTGATTTACTCCCCAAGTAATAACCTCATTAAGAAATTGTTTAGTTTTTCTTTTTGGAATTTTTGGTTCTCTAACGAACTTTGCAGGTTTGATTTCTATTAAGTATTTCTTAACATCACCTGAGTTTTCTTTTACCTTAATGTAGAAATCCACGAAGTAACGATGAACCCTATTGTCTTTTGGCGACAAATAAGGAATAGCAAGTTCTTCTGAACCCCATTCTAATATGTTGGGATTACTATCGCACCATTTCATGAACTTTAGTTCCCAGCTAGAACGATATATAATTCTACTAGGATCACCTAAATACTTCTTAGGATATTGTATTTTGTAGAGACCTTTCATAGTCTCCTTCGTGTATGCCATATAAATAGTCCAAACTAACCCCAATAGGATATTTATTAGAAATGGCAGAACAAAAAAGAGAGCCGGCAAGCCCAAAGCAGTCCTCTTCTTCTCCTACTCCAGGAAGATTTAATAGAGACCAAAAGGGTATGGTCGATCCATTTAGTAAAGCAAGTAAAGCGTCCAAGACATTTACATATCCGGAAAGTTTAGCTACTGTTAACGACCAAAGTGAACACACACATTGGATAGCTTTTTATCCTCTTGTTAGAGAAGGTACCAGCGCGGCAACTGCACTTGGTAATAGAGGTACTATTTTTGAAACTTCAGGCCAACAAAGAGTTGATGCAGAACATGCAACAGCCGCTGGTGCTGCACTAGGTGGAAAACTTGCTGCCGAAACATTAGGTACTGCTGGTCTTGCAGGATTGAAGAGTATTATGGGCGCTAAAGGTGGTTTATCAAACTTCTTCAAATCTGGTGCCGTTGGAACAGCAGGTGTCACAGCGGCACTGGGTATAGCTGCCGGGGTGGCAGCTGGTGCGGCTCTTAATGGTATAGGCGCAAGAAGATTGATTATGGGTTCTAAAGCAATTGTTTTAGGCATTCAAGATAAACTTAGCTACGGTTATTCGGCAAACTATGATGTTGCCGATATAGGAGGTTTTGTCGGCGCCGCGGCAACGGGCAACTTTAGTGGAGAAGCCTCACTAGGAGATGTCGGTACCGATGTTGGTGCATTAGCAGCCAGAAAATTAGCAAGTCTTGCAGGTGCAATTGGCGGAAATCAGGTTACAAACTTAAAAGAAGCTACATCAAAAACAGTAGAGAACCCGTATAAAGAGCAGTTGTTTAAAAATATGGGATTCAGAAAATTTGGTTTTGAATATAAATTTGCACCCAGAACATATGAAGAAGGATTAACAGTTTTTGGTAAATCGGAGGCCAGGGGTGGCGTCGGTGGTATTATTGGGACATTTCTTGAACATATGCATCCAGAACCTAGTAATGCTGGCGTATTTCTGATTTATCCTTCCGAGTTTTTAATTGTAATTTACCATAAGTCTGGCGCAGAAAACACCTGGGTCAGAAGAATATCAAATTGTGCCCTGACAGGAATGAATATCGATTATGGTGCAGATGGGTTCACCACTTTTCAAGGAACTAGCGGTATGCCAACAGAAGCTACTATTAGACTTGAATTTACCGAACTCGAAACTCTCACAAACAAACGTTCAAAGCTGGGATATTAATCATGACATATTTTACTAATTTTCCATCAGGTATGCTTAAAATTGGAAATGAATATAAGTATGTCACGGATATTTTCAGACGAGTTTACACAAATACGTTTGCGACACATTATTCCGAATTAGAGACAGTAACTATTCCTGAAGGATACACAGTTGAGCAAGTCAGTGACTTATATTATGGTTCACCTACATATCACTGGGTTATTATGATTTTAAATAACATCGTTGACATTAGAGAAGAATGGCCTAAGTCGGGTGCAGATTTGATTGAATACAGTAAACTAAAATATGGCGGGCTAGAAGGACTATACGATGTCCATCACTATGAAAGCGATGACGGTATCACGGTACAATCTAGCTATACTGAAAATAAAATCGCAGTTACGAATATCGAATATGAAGAAATACTGAATGATGCTAAGAGAGAAGTCCAGATTTTAGAACCCAAGTATCTTAGTTCATTCGTAACCAAATTCCAAACATTGATTTCAAGGTAATATAATGGTAGACTTTCTTAGTTATTTGGGTGCATCTAAGCCCAAGGGAGATCCGGATTATGAAGGTGATGCGGATCTTTTTTCGAATGAAGATGATTTCGATGAGAAGGCTTTTGCTGACCTGAATCCTGCGATTCTGCAAAAAGCAGGCGATGTTATTTACAACGAGGTGTTGCTAGTTACTAACGGCGGCATTATTGATATTAGAGACTTCGTGGTCGAAATCAATATCTATGAAGATATGTTCTCTCCCTGCTTACATGGAAATGTCATTATTCGTGACACACAAAACCTGATAGAAAAAGTTCCTCTAATTGGCGATGAAATATTAACTCTGGATGTTTCTACTCCTCAGTTGGCGCAGGCGCCTTACGATCCAACAAATAAAATACAAAAATCATTTGCTGTATATGCTATCAAGAATAGATTTTTGTCAAATGAAGACAAAGAACAATTGTATTCTCTGCACTTCATTTCGATGGAAGGTATGGTAGATAATATTTCATATTTGTGCCAGAAGTATGAAGGTACAACAGATGAAATAGCAGCAAAAGTTTTTGAGGATTCGTTCAAGGATATTCCTAGATACTTGAACGATAAGAACACGGCGGCAACTGCTCCCAAATCTGACTTTACTATCGGCGATACTCCACATACTTCTAAGGTTTCATTATTACCTCCTATGTGGACACCATTTCAAATAATGGGTTATCTATCAAAACGAGCATTGGGAACAAATGTTACAGATGCACCGACGTTTCTATTTTATGAGACGACCAAAGGTTTTTACATGTGTTCTATAAACGATCTAATTAGATCGCAAATGTCAGTTGGCTTTATTATGTCGAAGTTGAAGTATCGTAAGAAATATGAGGCAGAACAACTAGGAGAAAATGCAATTCGTTTGGCGTATTCTCACGTTGAAAATCTAGAGTTTCTATCAAACGTTGATGTTCTTAAAGGTCAAGACTTGGGGCATTTTGCAAGCTCTCTTTTCACATTAGATGTAGTCAAGAAAGAATATGTGGCAACGTCATACGATCACGGGTTTGAGTTTCAGAAATATCCTCATTTAGGTAGTTATAAATCTGCGCCCGGTCAAACGGGTCTAGTTCTGGATGAAAGCAAGAAATATAATTCAATTTTTCCGGCTACAGTCATTCGCTCATCCGACAGTAAAGTTTTTATTGAGTCTATACATCCTGGTGTTCTAGATAGCACAGACCCGGAATTGATGAATCTTCATCCTGAAAAATATGTTCAACAACGAAATAGTCTATTTTCCGACATTTCTACCATGAAAATGAAAATTACTATTCCTGGTAGAACAGACATGGAAGTTGGTACAATCGTAGATTTCGATTACCCTTCCGTTGGGTCTGGCAGAAATGGTGAAACGGATGAGGACAGTGTTAAAGATATATGGATAAGTGGATATTATATGATAACTGCGATACATCATCAAATTACAAAATTGAGACATAATATGATTTGTGAAATTGCTAAGGATTCTTATTTGAAAGAACTTGTAGCCGAAGAAGCATCGGCTGCTCCTGCCGCCGCGCCAGCAACAACTAATCCTCCTTCACCGGCTCCAACCCCGGCTCCAAGCAAATAAATAGATTAATGGAGTTACTTATACTATGATGGATAATAGAACAACTAATAATGTTGGCCAGTTTTACTGGTGGTTCGGCGTGGTCGAAGATCGCGACGATCCTTTACGCATCGGAAGATGCCGTGTTCGTATCATGGGTTATCACATAGATAGCACGGAGCTACTACCGACAGAAGATTTGCCGTGGGCTGTCCCAATTATGCCCGCAAATAATCCCTCAATATCTGGGGTCGGCGGCTCGGCGAACGGCGTAGTGACCGGAACGTGGGTCGTAGGTTTCTTTGCAGATGGCTCAGACGGCCAGCACCCCATGTTTTTTGGCACGGTCGGTGCGGTACCTGGCGGTCCGGCAGGTGATCCATGCGCACCAGCAGGTGGCAACAGTGCTTCTGATCCAGCAGGTGCACCAGGCGGCGCACAAGATATTCAAGTATCCGGTAGTGCCAAAGGAATGGCCCAAAAGATTTTCCAAACAGCAAAAAGTCTTGGTTATGATGACTATATGGCTATCGCATTTGTTGCACTCGCGCAAAAAGAATGTGGTCTGACGCCCAAAGCAGAAAAAATGAATTATTCCGCAGCAAGAATTAGAGAAGTGTGGCCGAAAAGAGCAGATCAGGCAGTTAAATATGCCAATAATCCACAGGGTCTGGCCAACTTCATCTATGCTACCGTAAATGGTAATAAAGGCGGAACCGACGGATGGAATTACAGAGGTAAGGGTCTAAATCAGTTGACGGGTAGAGCAAACTATGCCGCGATTAAACAAATTATTGGCGTTGATATCATAGCTAATCCAGATTTGTTGATTACTGATCAAGATGTGGCGGTTAAGGCGTTTTTTGCCTTCTATCAATATCGAGGCTTGGGTGGAGGAGTGGTTCGAGGCAGAAAAACGGCGAGAAGTCAGAGCGAAGCAAACAAAATCATTACAGATGCAACTGGAGGCAGAGACAACTTTAGCACAGGTTCTGCCTTTGGTAGAGAAAATTTCGCCAAAGTTGATAAATTCTCTAGACAATATACACCAGCAATGTTGTCTGCTAAAGCATAATCGGAGCATTTAATGTCATTATTACAAGCAACCAGTCTAATTACCTCGGCAGTCAAGTCTGTCAAAACTGGTAAACTTCCTGATTTATCCTCAACGGTAAATGCACTGTCTTCAGCTGGCGTTTTGTCACGAGATCAGGCCAAGGCAGTCAAATCTGGATTGTCCTTAGCGAACACAATCGAACAAGGAAAAACTCCCAACTTATCCGCAGTAACTAGCGGATTAGCGGCAGTAGGTTTACTCTCAAAGACGGGTGCAAATAGTTTAACTAAACAGATTAATGTCTCTTCGTCATCGCTGCCCGGAAATACAGTTTCTAATGCAAATAAGTTGCTCGCAACTCTTACTAAGAGTGGAGTTATCGATAAAACTACTAGCAAATTATTATCAAATGGGTTAAGCATTCTTAATGCAGCATCAAATGGAAATATTTCCGGAGTGATAACCGGCGCATTAAAGATTGCAGATGTTCCTCTCAATGTTTCTAAAGCAGCAACTGAAGTATTAAAGGCTGTTCCTACTACGATTGAAACTTCTAAGGCAAGTTCTGGATATCAAACTACTGCCGCAAAATTACCAGATATCGGTTCGCCCGGCAAATTAACAAAAGAAGACTGTGTAAAAGTTCTTACGGCATGTCAACAAGCAATTTCTAGAAAATATGTTGTCGGCGGTAAGAGAAACATATGGCGTAAGGTTCACAATCGCGGTGAATACGGCGCATATAGAATGACGATATCACAACTTATTGATATTGATTTTCTAAAACCAGAAATACAAGAATGGGCAGAAGATTGCATTCAGATCAATGGCAATCGTCCTGGTGCCGCTGAAAGAGTTAAGTCATACGCAGAGGCAGTTCAAGATAGGGCAGGCGAATATGACTTCGCACCTTACAAAAGAGAAGCCGGCAATAATATCCAGTATTTCTTCTTATACAATCCTATTCCTCTAAATCATGAGGCTGCCGTAAGAAGCATGATTTCTTTCGTTACGTCGGAAGAAATGCAAGATAAAGCAGCATATTATTATTTAAAGAAGGCATACGTAGATTTAAGCAATGCGAAGATTGTGAATGAAAACACTTCTAAGGAAACTGTAGCAGGCTTACTTTCCGTTGCGCTTTGTGGAAAATTAGATGATGCTATTAGTTTTGCCCAAGGTGTTATCAAATCGAATTCGGATGGCGTCAACTCTAAGTATTGGTATGATATTGGATATAACGCGGTTGCTGAAAAACCAAAAGAAACTAATAGCGATAAGCCACTACTAAAATCCGGCGTAAGAGCACCAACAACAGAAATCAGTACCAAGGCTCTAATAGAGACTGCTAAAGATCTGGCTGATGTTCTATCTGGTAAAAACATAAACGGAGTCATTTCTGGACTAGTTAAAAATGGAATTATTCCTGCCGATATCGGTGGAATACTAGATGCTGGACTGGGAATAGCAGCATCAACAATCAAAGATAAACTCGGTGAAATCAATAAGGCTAAAGATGCCTTGACCGCGGCGTCAAGTATATTGCCAGCAAATACTACTTCAGCATTGAAGTCTATATCAAGCATTTCATCTAAAGTTAGCGGAGTTACCAGCAAAGTTCCATCTATTAGTAGTCTTGCGTCTAAAAATAGTATAACCTCTGCGGTAAGCAAGGTATCTAATACATCGCTTGCAAAACAGATTACTTCACTAGCAGCCGATGTTGAAAATACTGCCACAGAAGCGGTAGGTACTGCGCTTGGTGCAGCCGGGGCAAGCGGCAAAGTTGATCCAGCATCGTTAAGTTTTATTGGCGAATCCCTAAAGTCTGGTTTTGGTCTAGCCAACGATTCACAGACTGCGGTAATCAATGAGTTAAATCGTCGCGGTATGTGTCCTCCGGGTGCAACTGCACTTCTTCGTGCGGCAATCGATGGCGTCACTGACCCCGCAAAAATTTCTGATCTGATTGCATCAGAAACTAATAAGATGGGAAACGTGGGTGCAGCTATTCCAGCACTCAATACCACGCTAATAGAACAAACAGGTGCTAAACCTGGATTGCTTGATAAGTTCGAGCAAGCAAAAGCAGCCTCTATTAGTGCAATCGGTGTAAGTAAACCAGAATTGACTTCTCTGATTAGTAGTGCCGGTTCTGCATCGATGGAATCATTGAAGAAACAAGCATCTGCGGCAGCAAGTGGCATACTCAATTCCAGTTCGACCGCAGTGTCCGGTCTTGCTCTTGCTAATAATCTCACCGCGATAACAGCCGGTGCAAAAGATCCATCTGCCGCCGCTGCCGCCCTTGGCGCTTCTGCGGTATCAAATGTTACGGGCGCTATATCAGCGGCAACTGGCGCAGTTTCGGGTATAGCTGGTAACGCACAAGGAGCACTCAACTCTGCCACGGGCAACGTTACAAGTGCGTTGTCGAATGCAGCATCAAATGTTTCAGGAATGTTGGGCGGCTCTTCACCTACCACTACCGAAAAGCCAGCAGAAGGTGAAATTGTTTCGTCGTTCTTGCCGGTATCACCCGCTTCTGTTCCTCCAACACCTCAAACAGGTGCGGCGTCCGCAGACGCAGTTCCTACGCTACCGTCCACGCAAATTGCGGCCGCGGTAGGAGGACCAACGCAGGCTTCTTCGCCACCTGTCGACCCTAATCCAATGAAGTCTACATATGGCTCAGTCGAAGTTTCATATCAATGGACAGCATCTAATGGTGTTGTTACACTATCTACCAAGGGAACACCCATTGCGTCTGTAAACTTAATTGATAAGACCGATACTAAAACTCCTCAGTATTTGACACTGATTTCTGCTATTGACGGTGCAATTAAGCAAGAACGTATCAATAACTATACTCCAAAAACACCTAAAATATTTGAACAAAATCTTGGAAATGCTCTTTATCCTCAAAATAGTGGGGCGTTGCCACTCAGAGAGATTCCAATAATTGCCACAGTTATTCCGTTTGGGGGTAACTACGCAATACAGGTCGATGGATTAAAACCGATAAACTATCAACCAGATAGAACAAAATATATTATATCTCTGAACAGACCTGAATGGCAGGAAAGTATTGACGCCCAATTAACTCGCGAAATTGAATCCACGATGCGAGACATTGTTGAATTGACGCAAGAGGTTTCCGCGGGCGATACGTCAACAGCTAAGTGGGATCTTCCTACCGCAGAAGCATGGCTTGATGTTATTACTTCTCTAAAGAGAGAACAAAAAGACATCATCTTTAACTATAATAAATGGGTTAGAGATACTAATAATCCTCCACTTGGACCAGATACTACACTATCAAATGATCTTATTAGTGCCAAGTCTGGCATTGCCGGTGAGTATACAACAAATCTTGAGAAAGTCAAGAAAACTTTTAGTAATAATACTCCAGTAGCGGCACAAGGACCAAGTAAATCAAATACAGACGGTTCAACGACTACTGTTGTCACCGAAAAATATGGCGATGGTTCTGTAGTAACAACTACAATTGTAGAAGATCAAAAAGGATTTGCGTCATCGCAAAAAGAAGTGACGAGAGTCGCTCCTCCTATTGCATCAGTCCCGCCTAATACTAATCCGCTACAAGCAGATAGCGTAGAACATCCCGCCGCGGCAGATACCGCGCAGTCACTGACACAAGCCCCATCGGATGCTGCGAATATTCCGGTGACAAACGATACCCAAGACGGGTTCGGTGATCCAAAAGGTCAATATCCGAAGAAGTCACTCGGTGGTAAACCAGATACTAATCCTCTTGCTGTGGGTATAAATTCGCCTCATATTCAGAATAACCCGACATCACAGGGTGCGAATCAAGAGAGTTTAAGTTCTGGTGCATCACCTGCAGCCAAAAATGCTCTTCGTAAAAGAGACATTCCAAAAGCGGGTAGAAACGGTGGATCTTGGTCGCAACCTAAGACCGCATATGCTGCACAGTATCCTTTCAACAAGGTTACTGCTTCGGAATCCGGTCACGTTCAAGAAATCGACGATACTCCTGGTGCCGAACGTATTCACACCGCTCATAAATCAGGATCATTTAATGAAATCGGTCCTGACGGAACACAAGTAACTCGCGTTGTTGGTG